GTATCCCAGTGCTTCACCAGGAAGTAGATACCGACACCTACCGCGATCACGGCTGCGACAAGCAGGGCGATCCACCCCACCGTGATGAGGATGATCACGCCCATACTGGTCGCTGCCATGGTCATGATCGTGGTTGCGGCAGCGGCGATGAGCGTTATCGCCGCGTAGACCTTAAGAGCAACGCTGATTCCGATGAACGCGTACATCATGGCCTGGAGCAATCCAGGCGGGAAGCTGGCCAGCACTTTGAAGAAAGTCCCGAGCACTTCGAGCGCCGCGCCGGACATACCGTTCAGTGCCGAGCCCATGTTCTTCAGGAACGTGGCCAGATCCCGCAGCACTGCGGTCACCTGAGGGCCGTTGTCCCGTAGGTAGGCGATGAACCTTCCGAACCCCCCGCCATTGCCCCACTGCTCGAACGACTGGAATGTTTCCATCAGCCATTTGGAAAATTCCACCCCCATCGGAGCGAAGGACCGCATTCCGCTGCCAAGTCCCCCGAACAGGGACACGAACGCCATGTGGAAGTTCTTCAGTGCCGGGACGCCGTAATCGACCACGAAGCGCAGGAACCGGTCCAGGCCGCCGTCCTGCACCCATCCCTTTGTTGCATCGGCCATGAGCTGGAACACCGGGGACACGGCCGCGACCACGGATGTCAGCTTGGGAATCGCCAGGGTCGCCGCCTGCACCATTGTGGTAGCAGGCTTCAGGGTGAACTTCATGGTGGACTGGATGAATGCGCTCCACGCATCCCCCATGTCACCTATCGACAGGGCGAAGTTCCTCTGAACCGGCGACATGGCATTGAGCGCCTGCTGATGCGCCTTCTCCGCCTGAGTGACCTTCTTCAGCGCCTTGTCGTACTCCTCGGTCCCAACCACTGTCTTGGCCAGCGCGTTCTCCGCGTTCCCCAGCGCGGTTTTGGTCTGGCCGAAGGCAGAGTTCGCCCCCACAGTTGACTGGACGGCCCCCATCAGGGCAGCGCCGAATATCCCAGCGGCGGCTCCGGCACCGACCAGTGCGGAAGTGGCCGCTCCTCCGATTGCCAGCAGCCCAGCCGTGATCGGTATCAGGGCCGGTCCAAGCGTGAGCGCAGTCGCCACTAGGTCCCGCATGCCCGGTACCAGCGCGCGAGACGACTTGGTGAGTGCGTTCATGGACGAGTCCAGGCGCGCAATATCCCTGCGCGCCTGGCGGATTCCCTCACCGTTGTAGAAGGAGTTCAGCCGGAACGCCAGGCTAGTGATCGTTGCCATCGTCGCCGTCCTCCTCGTGCAGAAGATCAGGACCAATCTCGTCTAGCGGATCTTCACCCGGATCGTACCGTTCCTCGTCCTCGTCGTCCTTCCGGTACAGCTCCCACGGCCGCGCGTAGTGCTTCGGCTTCGGGACCGGATTCTTCCGGTGCTTCTTGTCCGTGAAGTGAGCCGCGCCCTGGATGTGATTGAGGCGTTGCAGTTGTTCGTGCACCGCTGCTTCAGTCTCGTCCTGCCACTCACTGTCGAGCGGGCCGACGACCCGCTCGAAGGCCATCCACTCTGTCAGCTCTCTAGAACTGATTCCCGCAAGTCCGGATTCGACGGAGGACCATCCGAGGGCGAGGGCGAGCCGGAAGTAGAAGACCCGCTCGGGCCGTCGGTGAAATCCTCGGTCAGCTCGTCGATGTCGGAGTCGCTGAGACCGTTCATCTCCTGGCACTTGTCGAACACCCGGCCGAGCGCCTTCGCGGACCGTTCGCCGAGCATCTTGACGTCGCCGGAGTTGAACAGCCGGTTGCCGTCCTCGTCCACCGCGCACCACGTGACCATGCGCGCGCGGAAGTTCTCCATGTTCGGCCGCTTGCTGTTCCCCTTGGGAGCCATGGACGCCTCGAACCGGTCGCGCTCGGTGCCGCTCAGACCCTTCAGCCGGAGGACCCAGGAGTCCGGCTCGGGGTCACCTTCCGGCGCCCACTCGGGGACCGGTACCTCGTCGTAGTGCTGATCCTTGGCCTTGTGGATTTCTTCGCGTCCCAGGTACGGCATGACGATCTCTCCTCGTTCCAGTCCTGCGATTACTCGCCTGTTCGGTGCGGATCGTGCGGGTCTGTAAGGCGGGAAGAACCGGGTGACCCGCACAGGACCCGGTTCTCCCCTCGGTGTTGCAGTCTCGGTCACAGTCCGGCGCGGCCAATGTCCCGTGCCGCGTCTTCGAAGATCTCTTCCATCCTTCGCTGGATTCTGGGCTGTCCGCTGGCTATGGTCTCGCGGAACCAACTGCCGCCGGTCTCTTGCTCGACCCATACATGCCGGTTACCGAACACCGGGTGTCGCCACCCCCGGTTGATGTCCAGATAAGCCGGGATGTTGATCTCGTCCTTGTCGTTCATGGACGTCGTGATCTGGACGCCGGTACTGGTCAGCTTCGTGCCGACACCCTTGGCCACCCGCGTACGCAGACCGGAGTGCTTCGAGGTGTGAGTCGGAATGCGCATGACCTCTTCGGCCGCCTGGCGAGAGAGAATCTCACCTGCCTCGCGTGTCTCGTTCCTGAATTTGTCGGCCAACGTGCTGTTCTGCCGTCGCAGCTCAGCTTCGACACGTTTCCACTCAGGGCCCGTGGTGACGCTCAGCCTGATGGTTCCCGGGCTCCTTCTCGCCATGGTCAGTCACCGCCCGTGTGAGGCATCGGCCGGAGAAGCTTCCGGGTGATGGCCCCGGCCGCCGCCACCCACGCCATCCGGGTACGGTCCGAGAGACCACCCCAGTTCGGCATGTCGCGGCCGTCGTGGGTTTTCCACTCGGTCCACTCGCCGTACGCCTCGTAACCGACGCGCGCAACGTCTGTAACACGCGGACCGGTGTTCGGCTCTTTGCTCTTTCGAGCGTTGTCGCCCGGATGGGACGGCATCTGCTCTCCCCGTTCGCGCTCGCCCGTCAGGCCGTGGCCCGCGTGATCCCGGTCCGCTGGCTCGGGAACGTGACTTCGGTCTCGGAGAGATCGCCCACGGAACCGGCGAGCGGCTGGTACTCCAGCACGATGCACGTACCGGTGAACTTCGGGTTGGTGGGGGAGGCCGCCGCCGCCGTCGGCCGCACTTCCACGGTGAATTCGGTGTCGCCGTCGTACAGCGCGAACAGCGTTTCGTCCACCTCGCCGGACGCGTAGTCCTGCTGGAAGGTGACCACGAACGAGTCGTCCTTGAGACCCGCGACGCGCTCGCGGCCCTGACCACTGAAGTTGGTCGTCTCAACCTCGTCCTTGACGAAGTTGATCTCGACGCTACTTGCGTGGTCCGACAGGTTCACACCATTGATGATCACCTGGCAGTCGCGCAGTACTTGCTTCGCCATGATCAATTACCTTTCTCAAGGCCCGACACGGGCTGATCGTCCTGCTCGGTCCACGGCTCGACATGGTGACTGCGCCGTAGTGCCTCGTACTGCCCGTCCGTCAGAGTCATGACCACACGTCCGCCGGGGGCGACGCCGCCGACTTCCCTGGGCCCGGTCACGCGGAGCGTGCGTTCAGTGGGTTGCTCGGGCCCCGCCTTGACCGGCACAACCGGGTTGGGCGGGAAGTCACCGGACGCCGGGGGCTCCGGCGCCTTCTTCTTCGCCGGAGCAGCGGGCCGGTCCTGGATCTTAGGGGCTTCCGCCGGGCCGGACGACCGGCGCTGACGCGCTGGTGTCATCGCTCGACCACCGCCATGGTCACGTCGGTCTGCTCGTCCGTGGTGATCGTCACCACACGGGTCGTCGGGTCCTGCATTTCCTTGATGAGCGGAATCCACCGCTCGGTGACCGTGGTCGACCCGTCGGCCAGGGTGTAAGCCTTGTCCTCGTGCGCCACGCCGAACGCGTCGGTTCCGGGCGTGATCACGGTCACGGTGCAGACGGCCGCGTTGGCATTGCGGTAGACCGCGAACACGTTCGGCGCCGGAGCCATGGTGTCCGACGCGGTAACAGCAGTGAAGGTCGGAGCCGCGCCGGTCGCTACTGACAGGGTCTGCTTCGTACGGAGAGACATATTGGATCACTCACTTCCCGGATGTGCGGACCATCAGCCGCACGATCGCGCCGACATGATCGATACGGGCTGTCTGGAACTTCCCGCCGTACTCCCGGACGCCCGAGCAGTGGGCATCGTCCACACCGTCGAGGCCGAGATTCGGGTTCTCGCGGAACACCCGTCGGAGCGACCGGTCCCCCGCCGGACTGAGGTACTGGTCGAGTGCACCCTGCGCGACAGACGACTCAGTCCGGGCCACCAGCACATA